GGCCTCCTCTGTCCCGCAGCCGTAAACTGAGATTTGCAGTCGGTATCTGCGCCCGTGGGGAACGTTGCACACTTCATGCAATCCGTAGGAAGTATAGCATTCGCTAGTATGCGGGGCCGGAGGCGTCAAGGTCTGGGGCGGTTGAGGGGCTGACGAATTCTGCATTGCAGCGCCACATCCAGACGCTCCCCAGTTAACCATTCGTAGAGGAATCCCTAACGCTATGAAAATATTAACGCTTGATGAAATTTGATAATAAATCCGTATTTTCCGAAAAAAACGCTAACGGACTTCAGAGTAGTCTTTAACGCCCCGAGAGCACTTACTCATCGATCAGTGGACAACGGAGGAAAATGGGGGGATGCCTCAGAGCCCGATTCCACCAAACCCCAGGCACAAAAAAACCGGCCATCAAGGCCGGTTTTTTCTTTACCTGCACCCCCCGTCAAAAAACGACGTGAGACTGAAATCTGATTGGAGCGGGTGAAGGGAATCGAACCCTTAAAGGACACCTAGGTAGCAATATCGTGTAGGTGTGTAGGTGGCCGGTCGACGATTCTTCCCGTAGTCGTTGGTTGCAGGGTTGGGAGTCTTCGCGTCTGCCTTGGCTCACATTGTGACTACTGAAGCCTAGCTTTGCTCTTGGCCCGCCTGACCGTTTCAGTTGAATCACGGGGGGGCTGCCCCCGTAGCCGGCATCACGCCGGGCAATATCCAGTAAATTCTCATAACGTATTTGCGGGCCGATTAGTAAGGACACACCTTTTTAGTACGGTAGGCACAGTATTTAGACGGCAAAACAGAGTCATTGAGGCATAGCGCGATAGATGGCATCATCGGGCCATCAGCAGATAAGGATTTCTAGGATGACGCCAAATGGATTGGGGAGTGATCAAGCCCGTACGGGAGGATGCCCACATGGGTGAGCCGTTACTTCTATGCCGTCATACAGGTCAACAGGTTCCCTACCAAATCCAGCAAGGCTTGGCACCGATGTATGTGTTCCAGCTGAGCGAGCAATGGGATACTGAGAAGCGCCAGATCATGAGGCAGCTGATGGCTGACTTTCCAGCTGCCGTCGACGACCCCAACGTGCTTTTCGACCAACTGCCCGCCTACGGGTTATCAGATTTCCATTGGAGTTGGCTGGATAAAGCCTTCGCTTTCCGTAGCGATGATTACCACTGGTTCTTCCTGAGTGCACAGGGGCGGATCCAGGCGACGTGCGTCATCTACCATCCTAAGGAAAGCCGCCTGGATGGGGAGCGCATTTTCTACATCGACTACGTTGCGTCCGCGTACTGGAATCGAGACCGACCGAACTATGTGAAGCAGTTCGGGAGCGTCAGTCGGATCCTGATTGCCCATGCCTCCCACTTCGCCATCAACACGCTCGGCTACCGTCCAGGGTTCTGTTTGCACTCTCTGCCGACTGCGGAGGGGTACTACCGCTACCTGGGCATGATTGAGTACGACGTTGATGCCGAAAAAGAGAACCTGCGCTACTTCGAAGCGCCTCCTGACATAGCTGGGATGCTGGCAGGGGAGGCTCATCATGCCTGACTCTCCAGAAGGGCTCCCAGAGGACTTCGAGGTTTATCCATCCTCGCGGGACGCTGCGATTGAGTTTACGGTGGCTCTTTCAAGCTTGAAGAAAGTCTTGAAGCCAGCGGATGCCAAAACGCATGCTCGACCAGGTGAGGCGTATGACGACTTCATCATTCGCCTTGCCCTCAATGCGACCAATAACAACGCGGTGCTCTATCGCAAGAATGACTCTGCGGAAGAGACCAAGATTCAAGCTTGGTTGTCGCTGATCAATGAGAAATCCAAGTTCACTTTGCTGAGCCGGATGATGCCTGGTTTCCAGGGGTTGAGCATTCAACAACTCCGGGAAATTGCCCTTCTAAGTCTTAAGCCGGATAGCATCACATCCCTGGTCGATATTTTGGCCGACTCTTATGGGGTGCTCCTGGTGGTGGAGCCTGGCTTCAAGTCGATGAAAATGGATGGGTGTACTTTCAAGCTGTCGCAGGGTACGCCAGTTGTTGGGATAGCGCTTCGCTACAATCGCTACGATAACTTCTGGTTCACGCTAATGCACGAGCTTGCCCATATCTATATGCATTACGACTATCTCGATAATCCCATTTTGGACGACCTTGAAGAGGATAACGATTCTGATCGCGAGGTTGAGGCCAATATTATCGCGAAAGATAGCTTGGTCTCTCGCCAATACTGGCGAATGGCCTGGAATGTCAGGGCTGATAGAAAGCAGCTGCTGGATGTTTGCTCTAGAGCTGAAGTGCACCCATCCATCATGGCCGGGATGATTCGCCACCAGTCTAGAAATTACAAGCTTTACCCTGAATTGCATCACTCTATGGACGTTAAAAGCGCTTTCGGGTTTGCCAATGATTAGATATGTTCCTTTTCTTAAGCTTAAGCAGAATGAAATCCAAAGTGTTGGGGTGCTGGATGGAGGGATCCGTGATCAAATCGCTCCTATGTATGACATTCCCCGAACGCAGAAAGTGATGGATGAAGATGAAGTCATTGATCGCTTGCGGATTGCAGACAAAGAGCTAAAGAGCGCACAGGGAAAGGATATAGATTACAGATTTTTTGTTGATAATTTTGATATCGACGATAGCGTCGATTTGGGTGGCGTTCCGCAGTATCGAGTAGTTCTTGCGACGCTGTCGAATTATCAAGTTATGCCTGTTTTGGCATTTGATCGACATCCGGATCATAACGTTGCGGCGCTTGATTTTGTCAAGTCGCGACCAGGGACAAATGTCGGTATACGACTTCAGATGATCGACATAGAAAGCTACAACCTTACGAAGAGCAATCTTAAGGCTCTGTGGGCTGACTTAGCGGTCGCCAAACCTCAGTCAGTGTTCCTTCTGGTTGATCTGCGAATCATCGACGATCCTGTGGATTCCAAGAAAAAAGTGGAACGGTTTGTGGCTAGCTTCCAGGGAGACTTCCCTGGCACCACAGTAGTTGTCTCTGGCTCAGTGGTGCCGGCATCTATCGCTGGACTGCTTTCGACGAATTCCAAGGCGCATATATCTCGGGAGGAATACAAACTCTGGCGTGCTTTGAACTCCACTCCAGCCTTCAAGGAGGTGTTGTTTGGAGACTATGGAGTGGTCAGTCCGGAATATTCGGATTTCGAGATGGAACCTGAGTTTATTAGCAGCCGGGCCGCGCCAAAGGTTTTCTATACCTATCACGATACTTTCTTTATTGTGCGTGGGCGGCGCTTTAAAACTCACAAGTTTAAGCAATACTTTGATATTTCCGATGTGATTGTGAACGAGCCATTCTTCAGGCTAAATACGCCGCATTATTCTTATGGCGAGCAATACATTCATGATAGGAGTTATAAGGCTCCAGTCAGGTCAAAGAAAACGGGTAACCCTGGGACGTGGATAAAAAGTTCAACCGCCGCTCACATCACTTTCGTGGTTAATAACATTTGAGCGTCTTTCGATGAGGGCGCCTTGGATTCCAGCCAAGGCGTCGTCGCGGCTTAACTGATAGCTGATCTGCTCAGCAATGGCGTCCCGGTTGAAGGATTTTTTGAAGATCACTTCTGGATGCGCGCTCGCAATGGCCGTCAACTCCGCCTTCCAAAGCATGAGAAGGGCATCTTTCTTGGAGAACTTTGGATTCGTACCGGATTTGCGGACGTAGCGCAAGATTGTCCGATCTTTAACCGGTGTGGCAAGAATGATGCCCCAGTAGGATGGGATTTTGTCCCTTGCCCAGCGCACATGGTTCTCAGTGGTGACCAAGGTCAGTTTCGGGAACGACCTAGAGTAGAACTCCGACTGCGACAGAATTCTTCGAACGTTATCAGTCTCGCCTTTGATTTCGTAGCAATGCATCTCACGGTAGCACGCAACTACGTCAGCGATGGCATTGCCATTGTCGATGGTGAGCTCTTCGATCACTCGAGCAGGTTTAGGCGACCTCTTCATCAAGTGGTCAACCAAAGCGCTTCGAATTTCTTTATCTCTGAGCACTTAGAGCTCCAGGTGGACGCAAACGTGGGATTTTAGCCTATGAAGCTTCCTGTTGGGAGTCTGATTGGATTAGACAATGCACGTTCCGACCGGTAGCGCTGAATACACTTGAAGCTACACGAGCATCATCTTCTGGGATAAGCGTGCATTCGAGTGTTAGCCTATCGGGCCTCCCGGCATCAACCTGCGCTGCGGAATACACCATGGTCAACCTCCAGCGACTTGCAGCTTGGCTGTTCCCCGACCGCCGCCCCGGCTGGGAGAAAGCGTGAGAGCGTGACTTCATCGCCGCGGTGAACGGGTTAAAGACCCTTTCGACGACCGAGCGTGGTGGCATGTCTATCGACCCCGAAGAGCTCCGCGAACAAATAATCGCCTCACGTGAGCAGTTGAAGCATCTTGTCCACAAACCAGGAACGCCTAACGGGCTATTCAAAGCTGCGGCAGACGTCCAGGTGGAACAGGAAGCGAGTCCCGCCGTAGAGGCTCCAGTGAGTGCCATGGACTGTATTGAGGTGGTGGCTTGGCGTCGGCTTCCCAGTGGAGCAGCAGTGCGCTACGTATGCCTCCAGTCCACGAGCACTGGTTGGTACGCGGTAGCTACGACTAGCCTCTGCTCAGGCGATCAGGAAAGTCTACCGTCTTGGGTCGATGCCAGTGTAAATAGGGAAGTCGCACGCAATTTACAGAACGCTGAGCTCGGCTGGAACAAGACAGTGAGTGGGGCAATGGATGCCTGGGATACCGCGTCCTGATGGCTCCACGCGGGAGCCGACTTGCACCAACACACCCAAGTGGGCTCTAGTGATATCAATGGATATGCTGAGCTCGACTTGGCACTAAACTAACATCTTGGCTAACGGTTTAACATCAAGGAAATATAGACAGTCTCCCATTCTCAAGGAAGTCCAGGACGTGATCATCATCAAGTATTGAACGATATAAAACCGCATCCCAACAGTTGACTCCTTTTTCAGCAGTCAGCAAGTAAGAACTTCGAATGGCTTCAGTTACAGTGATCTGGCCTCCGGCTCGGGCTGAGCTCGCAATGCGTATAATACCTTGATAGCTAGACTCAAAATATTCTTTGAATCGCTCCCAGAAATCGATACCCTTTAAATGCGATGCCACGAGCACTTGCAGCTCCAATGGCAAGGTTGCATTTACCTTTAGGGAGATGACAGGAGTCAGATAAGGTTTCTTCAGAGATATTGTGTATAAAGGACGATTTACATCATCAAAATAGGGGTGAATAAAACTTCTCGAACCTGCAGGGTTTTTATAATCTGCAAGTTTCTCACCCTGGCACCAGTCACAGGCGGGAACTAGGTTAAGCAAATTTATAGAAAACTCTGGATATGTCGTCTTCGGCAAACAATGGTCAAGTGTCCTTGGCCTTCCCGGCTCCCCGCAAATAGGGCACGCAAGAAGTTTGTTTTTTTTCCTGAGCTTTTCTAGTTCGTTAAAGGGGTGTTTCCCCTTGTCTGGAGCGTACAATCCAATCAACGACTTTTTACGGGCATCGACCTCAGCCTCTGAGTCAACGTAGTTGCTCAGCTCTAATGGTGGCATCCCAGAAGGGCAGCCCTTTTGCTCTTCGTACAATACGTACTGGGCGGAAAGAGCGGGCGCTATCCGCCCATAAAATTTCCGAAATTTTACTCGTTCTCCAAGAACAAGATTTAAAACGTCGATGCAGTCTTCGCCAGGTCTTGGGATTTTAGCGACCATCAGGAACTCCTGCGTTTAGAATTTTGATGGTCATCTCTTCATTCAACTCTCCTTTTAGTTTAGCCAAAAGCTTCTTGGGGCTCCCAGCATCTTGGACGGCTCTATCGATCCACTGTGCAAACGGCTTAGTTAGTTTGCTATCACCAAAGACATATGAGGATATTCTCTGCATATCACCTCCGAAGGTCTCAAAAGGCGGATAATCAATTTCCACGCCATGTTTGCCTTTTCGGTAAACATGCATGCAGTTTGCAGGTATTTCGCGAGCTATTGCGAGAGAGTGTGTTGCAAGTATTGCTTTTGAGTTAAAAGCTGCCAGGACTTTTTTCAAAAGCATTATGAATTCAACTTCAAAAGTCGGATGCAAAAACAGCTCAGGCTCATCCACAACAATCAGACTTTCCGCTTTAATTTGTCCTAAAATGTTAATAACCATATATACAAAAAGCCGCTGACCAGAACTCAAATCCAACCGCTCGGAATCCCTCAGAAAGACGACACCTTCCTTGGCAATTACAAGACCATCAAAACTAGGATCCAGCTTGTGAAGTTTGCTGAAAGAACTACCATTCAATTCCATATATTTTTTCTGATCTTTACCCTCAATTAAAAACCTCTTAAGTGAGATGGGTAGTTCATACTTCTGATCAACCTCGACGACGATTTTTTCAAAATTCAGCGCCGGCTGTAGGACGTCCCAGATAGTGTCGATCTTAGATGTCCAGTTGCTTAGATAAGCAAAAGATTCGTCATCTTCGAAAGCCTTAAATATAGACTCGACAGAGTCGCTTGCTGGCAAGTTTCGGCTGATAGTGCTTTGGCGCTTCCCTGCGGCTGACACAGCCCCCCTTCTGAAGCCAAAGTATTTATAAGCTGTTTTGTCATTCAGTTTTGACTTGGATAAATCGAGCACAAAATCTTCAAAAGGGCTATACGAGATAAGAATGAGCCTTGATATATTCGGGCTAACATCAAATGGCTTGTGCTTCGTCTTGCTAAGCTCTCGCTGGGATCCGCCTGCCATGCCTAGCCAATACTCGACTAGGTTTTTAAGCGTGTGAGATTTTCCGATGCCGTTTGGCCCAATCAATACGTTGATATCATACGGCAACGTTTCTGAGTTGAATCTAAATCTGATCGAGTCAACACCTTGCAAATTACGACTTGGTGTGTAGAGAGTAAAGTCTTGGATCGACAACGAACTCCCGGTGAAGGCTTTCCAACCGTCGGAGAATGATTTGCGTGCGCCAGCTTCTCGTAACGGAGAGGTTTCAAAACTGGAATCGGCTGTAAGGAGCTTCGCAGCTTTGTCGCCAGAAATATTAATTAGGTAGCCTGCATCTCTAATTAACAACAGAATATTTTTAGCTTCCTGAACGCCAAGCTTGGTGATCAGTGCGTCGTAAAATTCGATATCACTTGGGACAGACACATAGTTTGTTTTCGGAATAGGAAAGAAGCCGTCCCATCCATCCTTACGCATGGCATTAAGTTTTATCGGAGAGTCTACATCGCCCTCAATCAAAAGTTTAAGGCTAAATTCAAGAATGCTTTTATTTTCGTAGTAGAATACGGCATTCAGCGTCGTTCTCACGCTGTAGTCGTCCCAGTTATTATATGAGAGTGCGAGCAGGTTTTTTTCTGTTTTTAGATTGGATGGAGTTCTGTTCCAGTCAGTTCCTGCGTGGTAATACACTTTCATACGACACCTTCCTTGACAAGAGTTCTTGAGGATCTTCGGAGCACTAAGGCATCTCCTTACCTGTTATTCGGCCCGGCAGAGGAACACTATTATCAAGTTGGTCAGCGGTTGGGCGTAGCTCAGTAAGCGCCATCTGAGGTGCATGGGCCACAGGCCCAAGCTCATATTGGTGATAGTCGTCTTCAAGCAAGGACAAACAACTAGCTTTGTCGAACATGGATTTCCTCCTTGGAACTGTGTGGCGCGCAGGTGGAGCTTGTGGGCGCAGCCGGTTTCGAGAATGCTACCTCAACGAGGGGCCAAGGCGAGCGAAGATTCGCATTGGCTATGATCCTTTTACGGATGCGCCGATTCTCGCTTCGGCAAGGAAACGTAGTCGGGTCTAGAGAAGGGGCGCTTAAAAAACCGAGCTATGATGTCTCGAAGCATTACCTTATAGGAAGCCGACCCCCGCATGAATCTCCAGGCCCTAGGCGACAAGCTCCATCGCTATCGTATCCAGCTTCAGCGAACCGTTGACGAAATAGCAGCCTTCACAGCCATCAACGTTGAACGCCTGAATAATATCGAGAGGGGTGTACTGGAGCCTACAGGAGATGAGGTGCTCATCCTTGCCGACTACTATCGATGCGACTTCAAATTCTTTATATCAAACGAGCAGGTCGCCCCATTTAAGCAAACTGAAACGCTCTACCGGGCGCATGGCCGTGAGTTCTCGAAGGAAGATCGCTCTGCCATTCAAGAGTTTCTGTACCTCTGCGAAACCGAAGAGTTTTTAACCCAAGAGCTCCGTGGTGCTGCCAGTACCTTTGCCTACACCCCACGGGGTAACTACTTCCTCGCTCATGCCGAAGGCGCGGCAAAGGAATTTCGCCGGCAAATGGGTCATACCGACCGAGAGGTGCCCCGAGACATCTACTCCGAGTTTCGCTCAGTCGGTGTACATGTGTTCCGGCGAAAGTTAGACAACTCCAAAATCTCAGGTCTCTTTGTGATGCACCCTGTCGCTGGCAAATGCATTTTGGTCAACTACAACGAGGATGTATACCGACAACGATTCAGTGCTGCGCACGAAATGGCTCACTGTATTTTTGATAGTGAAGAAGGGGCAGGCGTGACCATTCCGGGGGACAAAGACATCAGGGAAGTGCGGGCAAACAGGTTCGCCTCCTGCTACCTCATGCCTCCAGAAACACTCAGCTTGCTTTCCGACCCGGCTACCTGGTCTGAAGTGGACGCTCAAGAGTGGGCGAATAAGTTTCGAGTTAGCTGTGACGCCTTAGGAATTGCCTTAAAGACTGCACAGCGAGCTGACCTTGAAACCAGTCGACGTATCCGAGGTTATCGTGTTACTCGGCAAGCAAAGATAGACCCCGAACTACCAGAGAGCCTCACCCCCCAACAACGCTCCAGAAAAGCTGCGCTACTCGAACGTGGGCTGTCCGATCACTATGTGAGGCTCTGCCTAGATGCGCATAGCCAAGGCATTATCAGCCTCGGCAGGCTCGCCGAAGCTCTCCTTTGCGGCTATGGCGAACTGGCGGCACTTGCTTCCCTGTATGGAAGGACAATACATGGCTATTGATCCATCGAAATTCCACAAGATCAATGTGGCCGACACCTGCTCGGTTTGGAACATTTTGTCCTCGCGTCAGCTGTATGCGGCAGCTCAGGAAGCCAAATGCGAGTTCTGCATGACGGGTTTCGTCCTTTACGAATGCCTGGTCAAGCCTCGCACAGCCCCCACCGAAGCCGACCTAGAGCTGAAAGAGCGCCTAAAGCAAGAGCAGGCCAAGGGTAAATTTTCGTCGCATTCCTGTAGTATTGACGATCTCCAAGCCATCGCAAATCTTGAAAGCCGAAGAAGACTAGGTAAAGGCGAGCTATCATCGATCGCCTTCGCAAGTAGGATCCGCCAAGCATTCATTACCGATGATCGCAAGGCGAGAGCTCTCTCAGAAAGCGTTGCTCAAGCGATTACCCAAACAACCCCACACCTGCATTCCTGGCTCATCTTTACAAACATCCTTACAGATGCGGATCACCAGACGGTTTTATCCCAACACATCGAAATGGGTGGTTCTCTGGCCCGCCATCTTTCGACAGCCTACGGCATAGCACTGCAGTGCCGGTTGAACAACCTTGCTGGCAATAACACCTAGACCTGATGCCGGGGCTTTGAAAAAGATGCAGCTGGCCCTGCATGTCATGAACAAAAAAGGGGCCAGCCGGACAGATCAGCTAAGACTCAACGAAAAGCGAACGAAGGCTTCTTTGCCATCCGTCGAGAACGTCGCTTCGTCGCTAAGAATGCGAATCTCTTTGGAGCCAAAATCCTCGAGCACAACACTATCGGCAAGGTTCAGGACACGTCTCGCCAGCTCTTGCGGGAAGTGTTGCGCTCCAAGGGATGCATTGAATGACTTCTTGTCATGTCGAGAGCCATCAACATTCCATGACACCTGCAAATCCTTGCTCTGGGTGTGCTTCGTCTTGGCGATATGGACATGACGCTGCAGTGGTATGTTCGGATTTTCCGGATCAACACGATAGCTCCAACCACTACTGTCTTGCTGCCAGTAGCTCTCCAGTGCAATACCGCTTTGACGAAGCAGCTCTGTAGGAAGGAAGACTGATACATCCTCAATTTCCTCAAGAGAGTCATTACCTAGAATATCCTGTAGCTTCATCCTTCCTTCTCCTATGTATCTTCAATTTCCTAGCTGTAAGTTCAAGGTTCAAACATTCATCGGAACCTGCGAATAATTGTGCTTCAATAAACGGCAGTTCATAAGCCGCGTATACGTAGTTTAATGCGAAAGCATCTCCTGGATGCCCCTCTAGAATGCCCCACCCTCGGAGACCCGCGCGATGCTTGCCGGCATTATCATCGCACTTGCTTACACCCAGATGTTGGCCTCTTGCTCGCTAAGTTTATCGTGGGCCATTTCGGCCCTCGTCGTATTGGTTTGAACTTGGGAAGCAGTGAGGGCATGCCACCGTTAGCGGAGGGCTGTCGTTACCCTAGCTCCCTGCCTCGGGCAACGACAGCGTCAACCCTTCGGGTCAGGCTTAGACGGTGATGTTTGCGTTGTAGCTGGCTGACCATCCATTCCTGCTTCCATCAAACTTTTGCATCATGGCCGCAAATGCTTCCGGCCTGAGAGTAAGCTGGGGGGGGCGCCTACGGCGCTACAGGCTGCGACTCATGTGAAGCAGGTCGTAATGTTGCGTGAGGAGGTAGAGAGCTATGGATCGGGGAGGTAAATTCGAACGGCCGGAGCATTTTCCTGCTGAAAGGCTTGATATGCCTCGGCATCAAACAGATTGATCGCTCTGATTTCGCTCAGAGGAAAGGCCACTTCAAACAACTCAGGGTTTAGGTGGCTTAATGACTCATCCTCCTTGAAACGCTGATATACCGTTGTGTACCAAGTTGTGAAACGAAGCGTCATTTCCTCTCCCGCACGATAACCACTCACCACAGGCAAAATCCGGAGCATGTCGCGTTTGTCTCCAGGATCAATCGCCCCAGTCACATAACCTATATAAACCTTGCCGTTCCCCATAGTTACGGAGACGGGCATCGTAAGCTCCAATGCCCTCATTACGATGATTTCAAGGTCGGCATTCAAATCACGTATTACTTTTTTGAGTGCTGCGCGGGTTGAGTAGTCATAGATTTGGCGAAAAAAATGAGGGTCGCGGTGTTTAATTCGACGTACGAGTAACCGAAAAAACTCTTTTCTAGAAATGGTTCCGAAGGCCAGGCCCCAGTTGAGCAGGTAACCGCCAAACATTCCCAGAGCTAATGTGGAGAATAGGACGAGCACCCAAAAAGCTGTGTCTGTCTGCCGGTCGCTAGAGTCTTGAAGGATTGCTAGATCTGCCCATACCCGTACGAATGCCAGATACGGCTCCACGTCCTGTTTGATCGAGGTGACGAAAGTAAACGCTAGAAGGAAGAGCCAGAGGCCCCAAAAAGCGGCTCTGATATAGATTTTTTGGGAGTCCTCACGCTTGATGAGGTATCTCGTTTTGTGCCAAGTGGTTACAAAAAGATAGCCCGCTATCAACGGGAAAAATGCTAACGCTGCTTTGAGCATTCAAACCCATCCTTAGGCGGCGATTAAACGCCTTGTCTAATCGCCTTGAGCAGCCCGTTTATCGGCATCATCGTTCTTTTTGTCCTGCATCTCAGTCCTCAACGACTCAAACGCCGACAATTGGTGCTGCACGGCTTGCGAGCGAATCACTTCTTTAGGATTAGCAAACATCACGCCGTCTCCAGTGACGTAGAACGGTGTTGTTTTCGCGGCATCGCGCTCTGCACCCATGTAGTAGCCTTTCAACCTATCCATCAGGCTTTTATGCTCACGACTTTTGCTCATCTTCGTTCTCCTTTAGTAGGTTCGTCATCCATTTGACAGCGGAGCAGCTTCCTTGTTGAAAGTGACATAGGAGATCGGTACTAGGAGACCACGGACAGCCTTTGACTGTCGATACGGCGCGATAGACCTGCCACCTTTGATGCGGCGGCGAAGGATATTACCCTGGCTACCCGACAGCAATAGCCTTGTATCGGCCTGTGGACCACTGCGAACCTACCTAGGGTTTAGCATATATCTGCCATTGCACCCATTTATTCAGACCTCTGGTCTAGGTCTGTTTCCCTCCCATTTCACTACCGATGTGCGTTACGGTTGTGACGAACAGACGTGACACGGTGATATTCTCTCTACCGTACGACGCAGCATGCTGCGGATGGTTATGTGGGGTTCCCGACCTAGTCGGGCTAGGAGGCCCTACCGTCTGCTCATTTTCTTTTCTTCGTTAACCTTTTGATCTCCTCATCCCGCTTGGGGAAAAGGTGACGGATTTATTTATCAGCATATTTATCAGCAAGCAGATGGGTCGGTCATGACTCGACCAAATCCCGGGTACAAAAAAAACGGCTATCAAGACCGTTTTTTTCTAATCCACCCCAGCGCCTTACCCGGACTCGCCGAAAAATCCTTCTTCGCCTGCACTCATCTCTCGATCCTCAAACGCAGAACGCACGGCCTCCACAACGCGCTCCGCCATGCGCGCATCTTCAAGCTGCGGGTACCCTTTCTTTAGCTTGCCGGACACTATCCAGCCGTTCTCCTTGATGGAGCGGATGATGCGGTTCGCATCCAGGTCTGGCATTTCCAGTACCTCTTTCAGCTGTTCCTGAGCTCGCTGAAAGATTACCAGTACTCTGGCTTCATCCGCCATTTCCTTTCGAATCGTGTGCTCGACGACACGTGCGGTGTACAGGACGTGTTCGGTCAGATCGGGATAGCGCCAGGCGAAACACGCGTCCTCGTATTCATCGAAGATGAAGTTGCTGCGAGTCCCGTCCTCGTAGGTCACGAGTTCGCCGAACCGATAGGCCGCTGCGTAACGTCGCATGAACGGTCGCGAGAACACTTCGAGCGTACGGTCGTAGCCGGCCCTGAAGTCGATCGAGCTCGTGATTGTGGCTGACACCGGCAGTATCACGCCGTCGGGCACTGCCTTATCCCGAATCAGGGTGTCGTTGATCAGGAAACGATGAATCCGGCCATTGCCATCGCGCATGGGATGGATGTACACGAAGCCAAAGGCCAACACAGCGGCACGTGCCAATGATTCCGCGCCACGCGTTGCAACTTCAAACTCGTTGAGTCCTGCCAATAGCTGAGCGAGATCCGCGAAATGTGGGGCAATGTAATGCACGATGTCCTCGCGCATCGTGGCTTGTCCCACAAACACCGGAGAGCGCCGCAGGCCCAGTCCAATGGCATCACGCCCCAGAATGCCGGCTTGCAGGGAGTGCAGGCTGTCGTTGCTCAACGGGTCTTTGATATGTCCGCAGTACTGGGCGATGACATGGGCAAACCGCTGGATACGATCGGCCTGGTCGGCTTCCTTTTCGATGAGAAAGCTCGCGCGCGATTCCTTGAACGTCAGCCAACTGGCGGTACGCATCAGGATGTCGGGGCCAAAGGCCTGATCCAATTCATCCAATGCCTCGCGTAGATCGAATTGCAGGGCCTCCTGCACTGGCACCGTACGACGAACCAAGGGGCAGAACTCAGCCGTCCCCGGCAGGTTGTTATTGACTCGCCAACGCCGAGTTCGCAGTGACTCGCGACGAGTCAGGTAATCTTTTGGCGAAAGTACATCAACATAGCCGCCATTGGTTACGTCTGGCACATCCAGACGTTGCCCTGTCAGCCATTCGTAGAGGAATCCCGTGCGACGGGCATACTGACCGAATGGCTCCCGTCGACACCAGTCTTCGACAGGCTGCGGACCTATGGTCGCAAACAGGCGGGCGAAGAACTCGAGATGGATCTCTTCGTACTTGAGGCCGAATTCGAAATGTCCTGCGAAATCGTCTGCGGGCCGATAGCTTACCGGATACCGGTTCTCCACATTGCCGTCACTTTCGCGACTGACACGTACAGTGCCGATCATCGAGTCGACTCGTAGAGGCTGTGCCAGTGCGATGTCGTAACGGTTTGCGAGGGTCTTGAAACCGACTTGCATTGACGAAATCCTTTACTGGGGCAAGAAAAACGCTAACAGAACGTCGATCATATGCGAAAACGCTAATTTCCGTAGATATGAAAATATTAACGCTTGATGAAATTCGATAATAAATCCGTATTTTTCGAAAAAAACGCTAACGGATTTCAGGATAGTCGCTAACGCCCCGAGAGCACTTACTCATCGATCAGCGAACAACGGACGAAAAAGGGGAGATGCCTCATAGCCCGATTCCACCAAACCCCAGGCACAAAAAAACCGGCCATCAAGGCCGGTTTTTTCTTTACCTGCATCCCCCGTCAAAAAACGACGTGAGACTGAAATCTGATTGGAGCGGGTGAAGGGAATCGAACCCTCGTTATCAGCTTGGGAATCTATTATTGGCGTAATGCCATCATCTGCCGGGGAATATCATTAACCCCCCTTGGCCCAGTAGAATCGTGCCTTTCAGCGTGGTGCGGCATTCAGTGCTTGTTCAGTTCGGATCAAAGTAGTTCCGGCGAACTGTCACCACGAACTGTCACCAACTACCAGGACGAGATACCGATGCTCACGGATAAGCAGATACGGGCGCTGCAGCCCCGAGAAAAGCCCTTCGTCATATCGGACGGGCGTAGTGCGAGGGGAGAGGGTGTATTGCTACTCAAGATTCGCCCGAACGGGACAAAGGAGTTCTATTTTCAGCGTTTCGTTGGCGGGAAGAAGAAGCTCACAAAGTTGGGCACATGGCCGGCATTGAGCCTGACCGTTGCCAGGGACAACTGCCGTGAAGAAAAGGAACTGGTAATTTCGGCAGGTACATTCCAGCAGCTCCTGGACAACTACATCGCCAAGCTCCGGGCCGAAAATGCTGCGTCAGTCGAAGATGTGAAAAGCTCGTTCGAACGTTATGTGGCCCGACCTTTTCCGCAAATGGTTCAGCGTCCGGTCGCAATGATTGGACCGGTCGAGATCCGCACTGTTATCGCGAGGATGATCGACAACGGCATCACTACTTACTGCAACCGCGTGCGATCGCAGTTACATGCCGCATTTCAGTTGGGCCTGGAGCAAGAACACAACCCTCGGAATTATCTGCAGAACAAGGTTCAGTTCGGACTGCTTAGCAATCCGGTGGCCAGCATTCCGGTGCAGGCTGATTGGGAGCAACCAGGTAACAGGGCGTTGTCTGTTGCTGAACTAAAGTCTCTATGGAACCTGCTCCCCGAGCAGCTTTCACTGGTGACGTCTGAACTGATCAAGTTCCTGATCGCGTCAGGTGGCCAGCGTCCCCAGCAACTCCTGGGCACCACGCGCAAGCAATACTTCGATGATCACCTGGTCATTCGTAACCTCAAGGGCGTCGACGGTGAGCGGATCTTGCACGCAGTGCCCTACAACAGACTGATGCGGCAAAGCCTGAAAACGCTGGATGAGATCAGCGAAACGAGCGCCTATCGGTTCATGGGGAAGATGGAAGACAAGCCGTTGCACACGCAGTCGTTGTCCAGGGCAGTGACGAAGCTTTACAGCCGACATACAAAGCTGTTCGACGGGCCGTTCACACTCCGCGATGTTCGACGGACCTGTAAAACGCTAATGGGAGTTGCGGGCCTGGAAAAGGAATTGCGCGATCGGATCCAGGGCCACGCATTTAACGATGTGTCGTCCAAGCACTACGACCGGTACGACTACTTCAAAGAAAAGCAGCGCGGCCTGCAGCGTTGGTCGTTGTGGTTGCACAAGAATATCGTCGCGACGGAGTGAGGCCGCTTACGCGGCCTCTGTGGCTCTCCATCCTGCTGGGTTTGTCTGCCAAGCGATGATTGCAGACTCCCGCCATCCAACGCGGCCTGGGGATATTAGGATGGGCCGGGGGAAGCGCCCATCCTTCATGGCACGCCAGATGGTGGAGTGTGAAAGAGACGTTACTTCGATCACGTCCCTTTCACGCATGAAACGATCCAGCTTACTCACGTTGGTTACCCCTTTTGCTCGTTATGTTGCTACTCCGGCCACTAGCGTGCATAGCGTTGTCCCTTCAACTGTTTGGCCGCGGCTTTTTCGGCCATCACTGCCTCCCACTCAACCGTCATACGTTGCTGACGAATCCGGCTGCAGGTCTGGTGTTTGCGGGTCGATCGTGCCGTCCCGCAGATGTCGCAGATGCTGGGCAGATCTAGCCGCTTGCTGGCCATCGCTGGACGCTCGCGGGTGACGGTGGTGCTAAGCACTAGCGACCTCCTTGCTATCGAGCTTCACTCTCCTGGCTGCTTCAAATTCGCTGGCAGTGATTTCGACTGCGCCCTCGATCCAGCCGAAGGATGGTTTGTCGGCCGCGAGCTTGGCCAAATGATCCGCCTCATTAATGTCGAACCCGAGATTGAAATAGGCCATACCGCTTACCTCGAACTTGATCCCTCCTGAGAGCATTAGATTTCCAGTGTTTACGCCGAGCTGTTCCCAGTATTTGTGGGCACACAATCGCGGCGGACAGTGTTCGCCCCACAAGCCAACCAGGCGTTTATGTTCTTCACGGATGGCTACTCGCTGTTCTTTGGTGATGCCTTTCGGTGGAATAGGGTTTTGTCGCAATGACCGGTAACCGAAGTCGTCAGGTCGTCGCCAATGCACGTCTAGTTCACGGCTACTGCTCAGCTTCACGCCACCGGCAAAGTGGGAAGTAATGTCGCGCATAGGGGCAACTGTGCCGCCAAAATGCTCGCCAAGACGTTTCATTGCCTCGAGCTGAGCATCCTTACAGTTGTAGAAATCGCGAACGATCGCCACTGTCTTATGTGTGGACGATTTGTAGAAGTAGCTGCTCATACAGATGCTCCGATGAAAATTGGTTTGGCCAGCAGCTGGGCCACAACAGCGGCCTCGTTCGTGCTGATGTCGCCGAGTTCGTGGGCCATGGTGGCGAGGCATTCAAGGCGGATCCGTGCATCGGGAGTTTTCCGCACCTGGTAATCGAATAGCGCGGTGCCGACGATCCGGATGGCCATCAGATGTCGTGCCGACTGGGTGCCGTCATTGGTCGATGTGTTAGCCTTCGGGTCGCTGCTGCTTTGGTGCTGTGCTTGCATGGTGTTGCCCTCAGTGGTGGCTGGTGTCGGGGAGGTGCGAACTCCTCGGCACCGTTCTTGTTACCGGTTTTCGCCGGCCGTTATTTCTGGTGATTGCTTTTGCTTCACCAGGTGAAGCACCAGGTCCTCGAGCTCGATGACTTCATCAGTCGCCGATTGCCACTCCAGCACCGCTTGGATCTGTTCCCTGCTGCAATCCAGCACCAGGATCTCCCGCTCGTTTACTGCACGGACTTCGAGGATCTCGACCAGTCCAGCCGCGCCATAGGCTTCTGCATGAACGGTTTTTGCCGTTTCGCCGAGCCAGTCCTGCAGCCCCTTTATGTGCCTGAGTCGGAACGTCTCTCCGTTCGGACCGTCGCCGGTGATGACTTGGACGTGCATAGTTCTCTTCTCCTGGTGGTGTTAGGCCTTGAATTGCCAGCAGCTCACCGATTCAGGTGGTGGATTCACCAAGTTGTTTCGGCGTTGAATGCTGTTAATCGCGCTGGATGTCGTGCGGTTGATGTCGATCAACTTGTGGGAGCGGCACTCGCGTAACAGATGGCGAAGGGTGCCGATGTCGGCGAGTTTCTGGCGGTGCTCTGCGGCGACTTTGGCGAAGCCGTTGAGGTTGATCGCGATGACGTCGGGCTTCTTGCTGTGGTTCACCAAGGGCTCGCCAGTAAGCGATTCCAGGTACTCATAGACCTGCCAGAACTCGACGACTTCAGGCGGATCGGTGACGATCGCTGCCTGCCGTTCGTGGGCCATTTCGATGAGTTCTTGGCGCACACCGGTGATCATGGTTTCGGACAGTGGCAACACCAGGGCAAGGCAATCGACAAGAGCGAGCATCATGCTGTGGTTCTTGATGATCCGAGCCGAGCTGAGTGTGCGCAACGAACGCAGATGTTCGCGGTGCTTCGGATAGGTTTCGGAAAACCGGGCCATCACCTGAGGTTCGTGACTGATCGCCTGGACAAGGAAGTTGCTGACTTCGTCCATTTCCATTTGATTGAGCGCATCAGCCGCAGCACTGCTTTCGGGCGTGATTTTGGGCTTGAGGAAGTGAAGCTTGACGATCCGACTGATGATGGCTTCATGGCCGGTTACAGGGGCGTTCTGGCTGATCACGATCGTTCCGCGAAACTCTGGCTCATAGGTTTCGTTCGTATTGTTCTTCACACCACGGGTGCCCAGCAGGCCACCGCCGAAGAAGTCTTTCAGCTCGTCCCAGTCGAAGGATTTGGTGTTCGATGCGTCGCTGTTCCGATCGCCTTCGATCAACACGACCGGCATGCCGGCAACCTGGCCCATCGAGCGGCTACGACCGGACACGGTGCCCTTGGTTGGGTCGAAGCCCTCATAGTGGCGACCGAAGAGTTTCCAAAGGAACATGATCAACGTGGTCTTGCCGGCATCCGGTTCGCCGGTAGCCTCAAGAAAAGGAAAGCTTTCGTACTGGGCCCGGATCTGCTCTGAGAACAGCGACCCAAACCAATACGTCAATGCGATCAATCCCTTCTCGCCGAAGCACAGCCACAGCTTCGCCAGCCAATCATCGCGATAGCCGTCGTTGCTGGCCTTTGGGTTGATTTTCACGTTCTTGACCAGACACTTCACGCGGCGTTTACCGAACTCGAAATAGTCCTCAGCATTGGCCTTGTAAACCGTGCCGTTGTGACAGGCGAGGTCACTGAAAATGTAAGCGCCATGCTCTTTGCTATAGCCCACGAAATCGACAGTTTCGACCGTCTTGATCCCCTCGATCTGTTTCATCGAGATTTGATCCAGGTGCTTTTGAGCGCCGAGCCAAGTAGCGCTGGAGTACAGCAGCCGCGCCTTGAACTCACTGCTCGACGCAAACTGTTTCAGGGTAAAGGTGATCTTCTCGCTGGGGGCGTCGTTTGGCGGAGTAATGCGAACGTAATACCAAGCCTCACCGGTGGATTCGTTCAGTTGCTTATACAAAGTATCGAAATTGCAGTTCGCCAAAAGCTTCAGCGAGCAGGCCGTTTCCAGCGCTTTGCGCCTGGCTCCTTTTTCGGTCAGCAGTTGGTCTTCGTGATCGTCACTGTTCAGCAGCTCGCGCTGCTCTTCGTCGAGTTTGTGCAGGTCGAACTTCGCCCAGTACAAGCGGTTGTGGAAGTCAAAGTGGAACTCTGATCCCTCTTCTTCCCAGCTATAGATCAAGAGCGCCTTCTCACGGGCAGACTCAGCCAGCAACAGGTCACCATGGTGACGTGCCGTATCAAAGTCACGAGTGCGCCGGTGATTGCGCTTCTGTTCGTCATCCTCGAACTGCCAGCGCTGATGTAGGTCGTTCCAGTCAACTTTGCGGCCTGGCTGCGGGATCAATGCTGCCCTGCAGGTAAACCCCATCTCACGGGCCAAGCGAACCCACCGCCGGGCATACTCACAAGCCTCCAGCTCATTGTCTGGAGCCCATACCAGCGTCGGCAGTTTGTTGCCGCGTAGCTCAACGAGCTTTTTCAGCGATGCTTCGGGGAAGGCGTTGGATGACATAGCGGCCACTGCAGCAATGTCGTTGTGGATAAGCGCAATGGCGTCGAAGATCCCTTCGGTGATCCACAGCTCTTTGACCTCGAGCAGGTCGACGCACGGCGGACACCACCACACGCCCTTGTAGCTTTCACCCGGTTTGAAGCGTGCTTTCTTCTTGCCGAAACGATGCGGCTTATCAATCAATCGTTCCCAGTAGCCACCTTTTTCCAAGGCGAAGCGCACGGTGGCACTGCCGGCATTTACTTCGGGGGAAAAGTAGCTGTCTTGTGAAAACCAGCCCGAGATCATTTCAACGCGGAAGCCTCGGCCGAATTCCAGATAGGCCCGAGCTGTTGCGTTTGGCTGATCATTCGTAACAGGGGCGCGCTTGCTCCAGTCTTCGAACAGGTCGTTGTAGATCTCCTTGACCGGCATGGTGTGTTTGCACTTCTCAGGACGACCGCAGATCACCATCCAAGGCGCGGAAAATCGCGTGAACAGAGTTTTCTGATTGCAGTTCGGGCAAGTACCGCCACGCATGTAGTCGGTCCCACTGCGGTGTTTGAGTCCGTAGTCGGACTCAAGGCGCTGCAGTACGTCGTGACGCAGATCTTCTCTCATGGTTATTTCACTGCTTTGAGGCTGAGGGTGAGGGCGCCGATCAGATGCTTCTGAGCGGCCATCACAGGGCTGTTGGCAAGGATCGATCCGTGGCGCAAACCATCGGGAATCAAGCGGTATTGGTCTGCGTACCAGAGGTCGTTGAAGCTGAGACGGTATTGCTCGCGCAGGCTGGCCAAGAGCGCCTTCGCCTGATCGGGCGTCAGTTTTGCGTTGATGTTCATGGCGTTTTCCATCGTCAAACCTCAATTTCGGGCGCAGCTCACCCAAACCCACGGGGGGGCAGGCGGTTTATTGTTTGGGGATTACGGTGCGGCTATGCGGAAACGACCGTTGTCCGGTGCGTTGAGAATGCGTTCATAGATCAGGCTGACCGGGACGGCCCAAGCTTTGCCGGTGGCCGGGTCGATGATGACGGTATGCGTCGATGTGCTGCTGACGATGTCCAGGCGCTGCCGATCGCGGACGGCGGTCATTTCGCTGCAGGCCAAATGCACCAGTTTTTCAGCGGTCTGTGTGAGCACGTCATAGTCGCTGACCAGGTGCTGCACGGCGCGGTCGAACAACTGTTGATCGTCGCCCAGGTGTTCGCAGTGGTGACGCTCCAAAAACACAAGCGCTGCTGCTTTGAGCACGTCCTGATATTCCTGTACTGCTGGCAACTGAGTCATTTGGATTTCCCCGCTTTCGACGCGTGCAGTTGGATGACCGCGAGAACCTCGGCGTGCCTGGCTGCCAGGTGCAAAGTGTCCGCATGAAGGATCGCTTCAGCCTCAGATTCGTTG